GTCAATTTCCCCCCCCTTCGCGTCTGACCTGGGCGGATCGTGACTGATGCGAAACGATCGGCCCGGGAGCGCCGCCGCCGGGGCCGGAACGAGATCGCTTTGGACCTGGACCTACGCCGCCATCCGGATCTGGCCCGGGCCCAGCGGTCCTCGTTGCGTAGCCTGGCCGCGCTGCTGGACCGGGCCGAACGTGACGGCGATCTAGAGGCCGGCCCTAGGATCGCCCATGAGTTCCACGGTCAGCTCGCCTCCGCCGGTATCGCTGTCGCCCCCATCGAACGGGTCGAAACGCTCGAAGATTTCCTGCGGGCCACCGCCGGCGCTCGCCACACCGAGGACCTCTAGCCGCCTGAGTGTCGGCCCGGCGGTGGCCGACTGGGCGGAACGGATGGGACGGCCGCTCATGCCCTGGCAGCGCCAGGCGGCCGACGTGGGCCTCGAGGTTGACGATCAGGGCCGGTTCTGTTTCCAGCTGGTCGTGATAACCACTCCTCGCCAGTCCGGCAAGACCACACTCGAAGGGGCGGTACTCGAGCAGCGGGGCGCTACCTTGCCGAGGGCCCGCTGCTGGTTCACGGCCCAGTCCGGCAAGGACGCCGTTGACTGGTTCCTGAACGAGCACGAACCCCTGTTGGCGGCCGGTTTCCGGGGCGGTTACAAGCTGCGCCGGGCGCAGGGGTCCGAGTTCGTCCGCTGGCATCATTCGGGCGGCCTGGTCCGGCCATTCCCGCCGACACCGGACACCTTGCACGGCAAGACGGCCGATCTGGTGATCGTGGACGAGCCGTGGTCGTTCGACCTGGTCCGGGGCACCCAGCTGGATCAGGCTTTGGTGCCGACGATGGCCACGAAACCGAACGCCCAGGTGTGGAAGTTCTCGACGGCCGGCGACGCCTCGAGCACCTGGTGGCTGGGGACGGTGGAGGCCGGCCGGACCGCGGCCCGCGCCGGTCGTACCAGCGGAATCTGCTATTTCGAGTGGTCCTGCCCGGATGGTCTCGATCCTTGCGATCCGGTCTCATGGCCGTTGTACCATCCCGCCTACGGGCGGACTATCGGCCCGGAGGCCATGACCGCGGCACTGGACATGCTCGGCGTCGACGGGTTCACCAGAGCCTACGGGAACCGCTGGGTATCGACGTTGGAGCGGGTGATCCCGTTGGGGGCGTGGCGGGCCGCCCGAGACGACGACCAGGCCCTGCCGGAGCGTGGGCGGGTGGCGCTCGGCTTCGATGTGGCCGTCGATAGGAGCGACGGGGCGATCGTGGCGGCGTGGCGGGACGAGGGCGGGGTGGCGCATGTGGAGGTGGCGGATCAGCGGCCCGGGGTGGGTTGGCTGCCGGGTCGTCTCGGCGAGCTGGTGGAACGCTGGCAGCCGGTCGCGGTGGTCTATGACGCGGCGGGCCCGGCTCTGGATGTGGCCGACGCTGCCGGCCGGGCCGGCCTCGAGCTGGAGGGGTTGAAAGCCCGGGAGTATGCGGCGGCGTGTCTGGGCCTCCTGGAAGCCCTGATAGCCGACCCGCCCGGGTTGCGGTACCGGAACCATCCGGCCCTCGACAGCGCCGCTAACGATGCCACCAGGCGGGCGTTGGGGGACGCCTGGGCGTGGGGGAGAAGACAGTCGGCCGGGAGCCTGGCCGCCCTGACCGCGGCCACCGTGGCGGTGTGGGGTTGGGATCATGCTCCCGCCCAGCTGGGAGATTTCCGCATCTACTGACCGCACCCTACTGGTGAGTAACCTGTGTTGGCGTGTCCATGGTGTGGTCCCGCAACCCGGGTCCGTGGACTGTCGGCCGCCCGTCGTCGGGGGCGCCGTCGCTCAGGTTTAATCCGCCGGACGGGACGAACGCCATGGTCGGCCCGTTCGTGTGGGACGCCACTTCGGCCCGGCAGATCCCGGCCGTAGCCCGCTGCCTGCAAATCTATTCCGGTTTGGTCCGCCAGATGCACATGGACGTCTACCGGGGCGACCAGAAGCTGCCCCGACCCCGCCTGCTGGAACGCCCGGACCCTCTGAATGCGGGCTCCTGGTTCGTCGGCATTTCGGTCGAGGACTATCTGCTGTCCGGGAACGCCGTGGCGCTGATCACCTCGAGAGGTGTCGACGGCTGGCCGCTGACCGTCCAATACCTGCCCATCAACTACGTGTACATCGTCTGGATCCCCGGCCAGGCGTTACCGGATTATTACTTTTACGGCCAGCCTTTGCCGGTCGAGGACGTCGTCCACGTGAAACGGGGCGCCGACCGCTGGTTCGGCGCGGTGCGGGGGGTGGGGATCGTGGAGGAGGCTATGGGCACCCTGGATCGGGTGGCCATGGAAGAGGTGTACGAGTCGGCCACCCTGGCCGGCGCCGCCGTACCGTCGGTGGCCATCGTCACCCCGCAGGCCACGCTGACGCAGGAGGTCGCCGACGAGGCGGCCGCCAACTGGGACATCAAATACGGGGGCCCGAACCGGCGGCCGGCCATCCTCCCCAACGGCACCCAGGTCATCCCCCTGGCCTGGTCGCCGAGTGACACGCAACTGATCGAAGCCCGCCACATGTCCTTGACGGACACTGCCAACCTGTTCAACCTGGACGGCTACTGGCTGGGCGCCCCGGTGGCGGGGATGACCTACCGGACCGCATCGCCCCAATATCAGCAGGTGTTGAGGACCAGCCTGGCGCCGGTGCTCGCCGATTTCGAGGACGTCTGGTCGTACAACTGGCTGCCAAGGGGTCAGAACATCCGGTTCGACCGGGCCCAGCTGCTGGCGGACGATCTGACCGTCACCTCGAACGCCGCGGTGGCCGTCTACCAGGCTGCCATCTCCACATTGGACGAGGCCCGGGCGGCCGTGAACCTGCCACCCACCGACGAGCCCACCGGCCCGCCGGCCCCGCCGCCGCCGGCCGTCATTGCTGCCCCACCGGCGGCGGCGGACCAACCCATGCAGGAGGTGCCGGCCAAATGACCGAACCCGAACTCCGCGATTTCACCACCGTTCTGCGGGAGACCCAGGCGGTGGGCCGCCCGTACAAATATCTGGAGGGCCGGGCCGTCCCCTACGACGAGTGGACGATGGTGCGCACCGAGTTCGGGAAGTTCCTCGAGCAGCACCGTCACGGCAGTTTTAAGCGGTCCACGTCGCCGGCCCGCCCGGCCGGCCAGAAACTGCCCCTGCTGCTGTTCCACGACAACCGGTCGTTCCCGATCGGCCACGCCGAATCCTGGTCGCACCCGGCCGACGGCCTGCACGGCGTGTGGAAGTTGAACGACTCGCCGGAGGCGCAGCGGGCCGGGCGGGCCGCCGAATCGGGGGATCTGGTCGGCCTGTCGATCGGGTTCAACGACGCCGGCAGCCCGGCCTGGGAGGACGGCGACCCGTTCTCGGACGATCCGGACGAGCTGCCCCGGGTCACCCGATTGGAGTCCCGCCTGATCGAGGTGTCGATGACGCCGACGCCGGCGTTCGAGACGGCCGGGATAACCATGGTCCGCACCGCCTGGCGGCCGCCGACCCCACCGCCGCCGGTACCCCGGGAGGTGGATCGCTGGCGGCGGATCGCCGACCAGCTACGATCCGGTTAGCGACGCACGCGGCCGACCCCGCCCGTCCCCCGACCACCGCCCGGGCTTTCGGGCTCCCCGGTGGCCCCGGACGGTGCCTGTCGGGCAGCCCCGCCAGCTGACCCCCGACAAGTGTGGAGGCTGAAAGATGAATCCTGTACTGGACCGTTTGCGTACCCAGCGCGCCGAGCAGATGGCGGCCATGGACGCCGTGCTGTCCCAGGTGTCCGATGACCGGGACCTGGTCGACGCCGAAAAGTCGCTGTTGACGGCGACACAGCAGCGGCTGGGTGAGATCGACGCCCAGATCAAACCGCTCGCCGACTACGAGGAGATGCGGGCCGCCCACCAGGCCGCCGCCGCCGCCCTGCCCCAACCCCAGCCGGGCCGGTTGCCGGCCGTACCCCGACGGGCCGACGGCGGCGAACGCGACGTCCAGTACCGCAGCGCCGGCGAGTTCCTGGTCGACTATATCCGGTCGCGGGGTATCGCCGACCATCAGCCCGACCCGCAGGCCCAGGCCCGGGTGACGGCCGCCTACCAGGCGAGGGTCGTGGCCGACCAGAAAACCACGGATACTCCCGGCGTGCTGCCGACCCCGATCATCGGCCCAGTCGTCGATCTGATCGACGCCAACCGGCCGCTTATTTCGAGTCTGGGCGGCGCCAAAGGGATGAGTTTCGCGGGGGCCAGTTTCTCCCGACCGAAGATCACCCAGCACACCACCGTCGGATTGCAGGCGGCCGGCGCCGGCGAGAAAACGCAGCTGTCCTCCCAGAAAATGACCATTAGCCCGGTCACATTCAACAAGGCCACCTACGGCGGGACGGTCGACATTTCGAGACAAAGCATCGACTGGACGTCACCTGGGGCCTGGGACATCCTAGTGCGAGATCTGGCCCAGGTGTATAGCGTGCAGACCGAGACGGCGGTAGCGGCCGCGTTCAAGGCGGCGTCGACGGCGACACCGGTGGTGGTGGCCACCAATGACCTGAAAGGCTGGACGCTGGCCCTCTATACCGCCGCCATGCATGCTTATCAGGCGTCGTTCATGATGCCGAACCGGATCTGGTGCAGCCTGGACGTGTGGGCCGCCCTCGGTTCGCTGGTCGACGTGGCCCGGGTGGCCATACCTCAGGACCGCACTTCGGAGATGGGCGCGCCGGGCACTTCGACGCTGGCCTCGTTCAACGGTGACCTGCTGGGCTTGCCCCGTATCGTCGTCCCCACGTTTGTGGCCGGCACCTGTTTTGTCGGCAACTCCAGCCTTTATGAGGTGTACGAGGAGGTGATCGGACTGCTGTCGGTTATCGAACCGTCGATCCTGGGTGTGCAGGTCGCCTATGGCGGTTATGTGGCGTTCGGGACCCTGTCGGCGACCGGGATCGTCGGTCTGACGGCCCCGGCCGGTATGCCGACCATGGCCGAACTCGAAGGCGAACCCCAACCCGAAGCCGAAGAGGCTCCGAAAGCCAAAAAGTAGGCCCGGATGGGCTGGGATCTCGACGAGTGCGGCAGCTGGGGTATCGCCTACTGCGACAACCCGGCCACCGAGATGGCCGCGGTCCTGGCGTTGCCAGGATCGTGGCCGATGGGCGCCCAGCCCTCCGCGTTCGTCCGCAACGACCAGTGGAAAAACATTCCCACCGGGCCCACCATCCCGCCGGTCGCCGGTTATACGATCTGGTATGACGCCTCCCAGATGACCGGGCTGGCCGACGGCGCCAAGGTCGCCACCTGGGCGGACGTGACCGGACCGAACACGCTCACCCAGGCCACCCCGGCCAATCAGCCCGCCTATTTCAAAACCACGGCCGCCAACTTGATCAACGGTCATCCGGCTGTCAAGTTCGACGGCACTACGTCGTTCATGGTCGGCCCGGCCAGCCAGCCCGTCGACCACCCTCAACCGGTCAGTTTCGTGTTCGTCTGCCAACCGGTGGCCGTGCCGTCCGGGAACGCTCCGCTGCTCGTCGACAACGCCTACACCGGCACCTACGCGGTTGCCGCCGTCTGGGGTCAGTATGCGGGCGCCAATGCCAGCACCAGCCTGCCCGTAACAGCCGGCACTTCCTATTTTCTGGTATCCATTTTGAACGGTGCGACGTCGACGATGACCGCCAACGCCACCACCTCGGCGGCGATCAATCCAGGCACCCTCGGTTATGCAACTTCGTCGCAGTTCCAGGTCGCCAAAAGTCCATCCAATATCTATTTCTCGGTACTGATAGGCGAAATGCTGGCGTACCCGTTCTTGCTCAGCCCGGCCCAGATCACCTCGCTACGCACGTACGCCCAGTCGAAATGGGGGACACCCTGATGGCCTGGACCACACTGATGACGGCCGGGTCGTGGGGGATCGCCACCACCACCGCCCCGGCCACCGACCTGGCCGCCGTGCTGGCCCTGCCCGGCTCCTGGTTGTATGACACCAACCCATCGGGCGGCAAACAGCGGGTCTATGTGCGCAAAGACCAGTGGGGCAGCCTGCTGGCCACCCCGAACGTGGATCTCATCAACCCCAACTATGGCACCTCTACCGGTGGTACGCCGGTGACGATCTCGGGTGAAGGGTTGACCGGGTCGACCGGCGTCACCTTCGGCGGTACCGGCGGTACCGCCTTTTCGGTCGCCTCCGACGCTTTGATCCGAGTTACCACCCCGGCCCATGCCACCGGCACGGTAGCGGTCGTGGTGGCCAACCCGCGCGGCAATGTCACCATCTCCAACGGATACACCTACAGCTGATGTCGGACTGGCAACTCATGGCCCACGAGATCCAGCTGCCCGTCCAGGCCGAGCAGGCCATAGCTGTGCCGGCCGGCTGGGAGCCGATCAGCACCCTGTCCCGCCAAGGGAACAAAGCGGTTGTCCTGTTACGCCGCCAAGCCCAGTACACGCCGCCATCGACGGCGCCGGTGTTGACGTCGCTGACCCCGAACACTCTCGCCTCCGGCGGGGTGCCGGCCACCATCGACGTGATCGGGACCGGGTTCGACGCCTCGACCACTATCGACGCCGACGGCCAGCCCAGGGCCACCTTCTATCTTGACGCCACCCATCTGGAGTACACGGCCCGCCCCGACCTGACCGGCCCGTCCACCGTCCAGATCACCGTCGTGAACTCGAACGGCACCTCCAACCCGCTGCCGTTCACGTACACCTGATGGCGTACTGGCCGAAACTCCCCGAAGTCAGATCGTTGCTCCGGTTGCAGCCGGACGCGGTCGAGGACGGCATTATCACCACCGCCCTGGCCGCCGCTATCGACTACGGCAACCGCCGCCTCAACTACAAATATCCGATCCCACCATCAGATAACGGCACCCTCCCCGACGTCGCCCACGAAGCCTGCCTGTTCCATGCCGCCCGCCTCTACCGCCGCCGCGACAGCATCGACGGGACACTCGGTTTCGGCGATCTCGGCGTCGTCCGGGTGGGCCGGGTGGACGCCGACATCGAAGCCCTCTATTCGTCGGTCGGACCTTTGGTGTTCGGATGACCTGGAACCGCCAGACTGCGGCCGCCGCCATCACCAGCGCCCTGCAGGTGACGTTGGGGGAGACGGTGTGGGTCTACTCGAAGCCGCCGGGCACGGTGAACCCGCCGGCGGTGATCGTGGGCCGCCCCACCGAGGTCCGTTACAGCATCCCGGCGTTCTCGATCGACGAAGCAACCTTGCCGGTCACCTGTGTGGGCCCGGTAGACGGTGACGATGTGGTCGACCAGCTCGCCGCCCAGGTCCGCGCCAGCTTTCCGGATCCGACCCTCGGGGGTGTGGTGCAAGCCTGCTGGCCTACCGATGAGCGGGCCTGGCGGCAAGCCTCGATCGCCGGCGTCGACGTCCTTTTGGCCGACGTGAACCTGACCATCCAAATGTAAAGAAAGGTTGCCCTATGTCGGTTATCGAAGACGAAGCGAACGGCCCGCCCGAAGTCTCTCTTACTGCGGCAGGGGATCCGACCCCGCCGGTAGCCACCCCGCTGATATTGAACGACGCTTACTTCGAGATTGGTGGCGTAAATCTGCGCTGTCTGGTGCAACATCTCGAGGTGTCGCCGGAGGTGAAACTGGTGACGGTCACCTCGTTTTGTGCGGAGACCGATTATCCGGGCGTAGTGAAGTGGCATTTGCGGGTGACGTTTTTCCAGAGCTTCGATGTGGGGGCCACGTTCGCCACTTTGAACACTGCGCTGGCTGCCTATACGGCGTCGGGGACGCCGGTCAACTTCAAGGCCCGCCCCTACTCCTCGAGGGTGGCCGCCACCAATAATCCGATCATCTCCGGGCTGGCCATACCGCAACCGTTCGAGCTGATCGGCGGCGACGCCGGCACCGCCTCCCAGGTCCAGATCGACTGGAACCTGACCGCACCCCCCACCATCGACACCGGTGCGGTCACCGCCACCGGGGCTACCGCCGGCCAGCCCGGCTTTTATACGCCCTCCGGTGCGACCGTACCGGCCAACCTGGCCGCCCTCACCGGTATTACGGCCACACCGGCCACGGCGTGGACGGTCGGCCAGTACTGCATAACGGCCGATTTACTGGCGGCTCACTGGAGTGGCAGCGCCTGGGTTGCAGGCAAAGCCTGATGTTTCTGCCACCAGGCCCGACCACGGTTGGCGGTGTCGTGGTTATTGTCCGCCCGGCTGCCCGACAAGAGGTGCTCGAGACGTACGCAACACGGCCGGTCGCAGGTGTGGCGGACGATGATGCCAGACGGGATCGACCCGTGCTCATGCTGATAGATCCACCGGTGGGCCAGCCAGTTCCGGCCATCGGTCGTTTTGAACCGCCCATAGCCTGGCCATGGTGCACGGGGAGCACGAACAAAAGGACCTGTCCAGTCCAGGCAGTCGCCGTTCGGTCTGATGTGCGAAGCGAAGCGAAGCGCTTCGTCGATCATGCGCGGAGGGCCGCCTCCCATCGGGTCGCCGTGTCGGCGCCAGCGCCGATAGTGCTTATCGCACAACTGCCAACCCACGACCCGACCGCTGCAACCATCGATCCGGCACATCAACTGCACCATAGTCCATGTGAGGAGGCGGCCTGATGGCGCAGGCGCCGTTAGCCCAGATCGTCGGTTTGAAAGCGTTGCAACGAGACTTACGGAAAATGTCGGATCCGGCCGCCGGGGTGCTGGCCAAAGCATTGGCGCAGGCCGGCAAGGACGCCCTGGGCCCGGTCGCCGACGCCGTCCGCAACGCCTACCCGTCCCGAACGGGTGCGCTGCGGGGCACGGTCCGGGTGACCGGATCCCGGACCGGGGCGGCCGTCCGGGTGGGTTCCAAGAAGTTGCCGTACGCCGGGCCGGTCGATTTCGGCGGCTACCCCGAAGGCCGCCCATACGTGAAGGACGGCCGCTACCTGTATCCGACCGCCCAGGCTCACACCGGTGCGGCGGTCCGCCGTTACGAGCAGGCCGTCACGCAGGTGTGCGAACGGTTTCCGTGGACGAACACCGCTACGAACCCGGGGGGCGTCCATGATTAAGGACAAGGAGGCGCAGCGCCGATATAAGCGCGAATACATGCGGATCTGGTCTAAGACAGACCGTGGCAAAGAGGCCCACCGAAAGACTCAGCGTCGGTACGAGCGCAAGAATCTTGATATCTCGGCCGCGCATACGGCCGTAAGTCGAGCCATTGCCAGAGGTAGGCTGGTCAGGCCCGGGGTCTGTCCTGAGTGCGCACAGCCCGGGTCCGTCCAAGCCCATCACTACCTGGGATACGCCAAGGAACACCAGCTCGACGTGGTCTGGCTGTGTGGTCCCTGTCATATGAAGGTTCACTTATGACTAGCGACGACCCGGACCGGCCGCTACCGGATCTGATCCAGGCTTCACAGGCGTTTGTCGCCCGCCTGCCGTCGCAACGGGTGATCGACTTGTTGGCCCGCCTCGAGCCCGGGGTGAAGTTCGGGGAGCTGATCGAGGCCCAGCCGCCCCGCATGATCGCCTTCCGGGCCCTCCTCCGGGATTACCCGACCCGGGATCCGGCTTCCTTGTGGCTCCACGCCTATGACGTGGAGGTGGCGTTGGTCGAGGTCGATCCTTTTTTAGACAATGGGCAGAAGCCGTGGCAGTCTTCTGCAAGTACTACCAGCTGAGCCCGGCCGAAGTGGAAAAGATCCCCGACGAACTGTGGGATGCAATGGTGCGCCTCATGCAACGTGAGGCGGACCAGATCCGGGCCGCTAACACGAAACTGCCAAGGTAGCGTCCGGTGGCTAACAGCCCGTCGATCATGGTCCGGGTCCTTGGCGACCTGTCCGGGCTCAACAAATCGTTCACGGACGCCTCGTCCAGAGGTCAGAAGGCGGCCGAAGCGATACACAAAGGGTTCGCCGGGACGCTAACCGCTCTGAACAAAACCGGGGTGTTGGGTCCGTTCGCCGAAGCGTTGGACGGGGTCGATCAGGCCATCGAGACGATCGGCACGCACGCTAAACAGATCGGGCCGGCCATGATCGGGGTGGGTGGCGCCCTGGCCGGGATCGGTGTCGGGCTGGCGGCGTTGGGGTCGAAAGATCAGGCCGCCCATCAGCAGCTGCAGGCGTCGGTGGAAGCTACCGGCAAAAGTTACGAGGACTACTCGGCCCAGGTCGAGGAGGCCATAAAACATCAGGAACGGTTCGGGACCACCGCTAACGAAACCCAGGATGCTTTACGGGTTCTAACCCAGGCGACCGGCGACCCGACCAAAGCGTTAAACCTGTTGAACACGGCTTCCGATCTGGCGGCCGCCAAACACGAAAGTCTGGCCACCGCGGCCGGCCAGCTCGGCAAAGCGTACAACGGGTCGGGCCGGATTTTGAAAGAGTTCGGGATCACCGGCGTCAAAGGCGCCGCGGCCATGACCGAACTGTCGACGAAACTGTCCGGCCAGGCGGCCGCCTCGGCCGACACGTTCGGCGGGCACATCAATGCGATCAAAGCCCATCTCGATGATGTGGTCGCCGTGTTCGGCCAAAAATATGGGCCGGCCATCACCGGCGCCGGGTCGGCTTTGGCCGGTCTGGGCGGGGCGGTCACCGTCGCCAACGGGTTCATGCAAGTGTTCAAAAAAACTCAGCAGGAAACCGCCGCCGCCACCGAAGCTTTGACGGCGGCCACCGAAGCGCAGACGGCGGCCACCGAAGGATTAGCGGTCGCGGAAGAAACCGCCGACGCCGCCGCCCTGCCCCTGTTGGCCACCATCGGTCTGGTCGTTCTGGCCATCGCCGCGCTGGGTGTGGCGGCCTATGTGATCTACCGTAACTGGGACACCATCTGGAAGGCCATGAAACTAGCGGTCGAGGTGGTGTGGCGGTGGATCAAGTCGAACTGGCCGTATTTGACGGCCATCCTGCTCGGCCCGATAGCTTTGGCGGCGGCGGCCATCTACAAACATTGGCAATCGATTCTGGGCGGCCTGCAAGCGGTGTGGCGGTGGATCCGTTCGACGTGGTCGACCGTTTATAACGACATTGTCGCCCCCATCGGCCGGGCCATCGGTGCAATCGTCGGCTGGTTCACCGGGCTGCCCGGCCGGATCGCCGGCCTGACCGTCCACATGTTCGACGGGATCGCCAACGCCTTCGTGGATGCCATCAATTTTATTATCGGCGTCTGGAACGGCTTACAGTTCAAGGTTCCGGGCGTGTCGGTGTTCGGTCACCATTTCGGCGGGTTCACGCTCGGCCTGCCCGATATCCCCAAGGTCCCCCATTTGGACCAGGGTGGCCTGATCACCTCCACCGGGCTCGTACTAGCTCATGCTGGCGAGGTCATAACACCGGCCCCGGCCGCGTCGAGGACGGGGCCGGCGATCGTGTTCAACGGCGACAACCATTTTTCGTCTGATGTGGATATCGAGCTGTTCATGCGCCGGGCGGCCTGGCAGATCCAAACCCAAAAACTGTGAGGAACTATGGCTGACAACATTTCGACCGGGGTCGCCAACTCGGTCCTCGGCCTGCTGTTGAACGGCACCGGGTTCGCCGGGTTCTCGGCCACCTACGTCAAACTGCATGTCGGCGCGCCCGGCGCGGCCGGGACCAGTAATCCGGCCGGTAACACCACCCGCCAGGCCGCCGGCGCCTTCGCCACCCCGGCCGGCGGGTCGACGACCAATTCGGCGGCCATCAACTGGACGTCGGTCAGCACCAGCGAAACGTATTCGCACGTGTCGCTATGGGATGCGGCCACGTCGGGGACGTTCATCGCCTCCGGGTCGATCGCCGCCAGTGCGATCCTGGCCGGCCAGAACTTTCAGATCCCCGCCGGCGGCATGACCGTCTCGCTGCCCGTCGCATCCTAAGCAGCTCTTGTGGCCGCCGCGTTCGTCAACAGCACTACCGGCTCGGCCGCCGGGGTCACTTCGATCACGATCAACGCCCCCGCCTCCATAGTCTCCGGGAACCTGCTGATCTGCCACGTCCTGTCAGCCGGCCAGAACGGCACCTTCTCTTCTACCGGCTGGACGGCGGTGCAACCCGGCACGCGTACCGCCGTCCTGTGGAAGACGGCCGGCGGCTCCGAACCCGGCTCGTACACGTTCACCTATACCGGGCCGTCTACCACCATGACCGGCTATATCGCCCAATATTCGGGTGTTACGACACCCGAGATCGTCAACGTCGACGCCGGTGTATCCGCGACCAGTTCCACGTTCTCGTCGATCTCGCCTACCGGTTCGAACGACCAGCTGCTGTTGTCGGCGCTCATCCAGTCCCATACGACCGTCTCGACACCCCCCACCGGTGTCGTGTCCCGGGTGTCCAATGCGGGTGTCGGCGCCTACCTGTGGGACAAGACCCTTTCGGCGGCGGGGGCGACCGGCACGAACACGATCGCCTTGTCGGCCTCCGATCTGATCTGGACGGCCGAGCTGGCCGTGACACCGTCGGCGATCACCACGGTCACCGGTACCGCCACGGTCACGGTCGGCCCGTTGGCGGTCGCCACCGGCCCCGGTGTTCTGGACGCCTGTCTGCGCAAAGCGTGGCTCACCCTCGGCGATCTCGACGTGTCGCTCGAGGACCCCGGCCAGGGCTATTTCTGCACCCAGCTGGATCTGGGTTTCCCGACACCACGTGATGTCATGTCCAGTAATCCGGACCGGGACGGCCAAACCGACCGCACCCAGTACCTCTCTTCGAGGGTGGTGACGGCGAATATCACCACCCTGGCCGGTGCGGGCGGCCGTATCGACCAGGTGGCGGCCCAGTTCGCGCCGTTCATGCTTCCCTCCAACCGGGCCGTCCTCCACTATGTGCTGGACCGGCCCGGCCTCCCGGAGCGGACGTTGACGGTCCGGGGCTCCGGCTATTCGTGGCCGATCTCCGGCCCCGCCCAACGGGACATCCAACTCCAATGGGTCGCCGCCGACCCCGTCGCCCGCGACCCGACCCCGAAAACGGCGACCGCCTTCGCCGTCACCCCGGCCACGCTGACCCCGGCCGGCGACATCCCGGTCCGACCCCGGTTCCGGATCAGCGGGCCTACCACCGGCCCGGCCGTCATCCTCACCCCGGCCGGCGGCCTGTCCTGGTATCTGGCCTTCCAGGCCGGTTTCACCATCGCCCTCGGCCATTACGTCGACATCGACACCGACGCCCGCACCGTCCTGGCCGACGGCGACCCGGCCCAACCCCGCCTGAGCTCGATGGACTGGACGGTGTCGTCGTGGCAGTGGCTGCCGGCCGGGGTGGCCACCCACATGGTGTTGACCGGTTCGGCCACCACCGGGCTGACCCAGGTCCAGGCGTTCTGGAACGACGGCTACCTGACGTGATCTAGGGCTATGGCCACGATTTACGCCAGCATCTCCGGGTCGCCCACCCTCGAGGTCATCGACAGCACCACCGCCACCGTCGTGGCCACCCTGACCCCGGCGTTTTCGGCCCCGTCGATCGCTGTGTCACCCGACGGCCAGTGGCTGGCTTTGGCCTCCAACACCCCCCAAATCCAGTTCATGAACACGGCCACCCGGACGTTCGGGTCGGTTATCACCACCGGTCTGACCTCGGTGATGGCCCTGGTGTGGGCGCATGACAGTTCCGTCGTCTACTGCTCGGGCCCGTACGGTGTGCAAACCTGCACACCGACCGGGACGTTGGGCGGGGTGGGCGTGGTCTCCGATGCCAGCACCGCGGCCTTCCAGGCGGCCCTGTCGCCGGACGGTTCGCACATCTATGTGTCCGCCGGCGCCAACGTGTACGAGCTGACCACCAGCCTGTACGCGTTCACCAAAACGTATACCGGGCTGTCCCGGGCGGTCGGCCTGTGCGTGTCCGCCGACGGGCACACCCTTTATGTCGCCGACTATTTGACGCCCGGCACCCTCTATTCGATCAACATTGCTACCGGCACCGCTATAACCGAGGGCGCCAACAACCAGCCCGGCTGGCTGCTGCTCTCACCGGACGGCACCAAACTGTGGTGCGCCGAGCACGCCTCCGGCCTGGTCCAGGTCTTCGACGCCGCCAGCGGCGCCGTCCTGCAGTCGATCAGCGCCGACCAGGCGTACAAGATGACGTTCACGCCGGCCGGTACCGAGGTGTGGGTCGGGACGTTGGGCGGCGACGTGTTCCCCATCGATACCACCACCTACACGGCCGGTGTCGGGGTGACCGGTCTCGGCGGCGTCCTGTCCGTGGCGGCCACCCCGCCCACCCCGGGCGGCCCGCCCGCTGTCGCCGCGGTCACGGTCGGCCCGCTCACCATCACCGCCGCCTCGACGATCACCTCTACCGGTATCAGCGGCACCGCCACCCTCAACCTGGGGCCGCTGGTGGTGCGGGCGTCGGACACGCTCGACACCCGGCTCGGTACCGCCACCCTGGTGATCGGCCCGTTACGGGTCGCCGCGGTGACCGCCATTCCCGGCCCGGGCGGTTTCCCCATCCCCGGCTACCGGGGCCGCTGGCGGCTCACCCTGCACAACCGGACGTTTACGCCGGCCACGCTCGCCTCGACGATGATCGCCGAGCTGGCCGACGCCCGCGGCCGCCAACTGGTCCAGGCGTGGGGGACGCCGGCCATGCTCACCTTCAGCATGGACGGCCACTCCCAGGCCGCCGCCCTCATCGCCGAGCTCGAGCAGGACGTGGTGGCCTGGCGGTACGACGACCAGACCGGTATCGAAATGGCCGTGTTCCGGGGGCCGATCACCACCAGCGAGGATCAGATCACCACCGAATCCCACACCGTCACCTACACCGCCCATGATTATGCCGCCGTCCTGACCCGCCGCCTGCTGACCGGCACCGGCCCCTACAGCGTGACCGGCCGCGACCAGGATTTGATCGCCTCCGACCTTCTCTCGGCCGCCTCCACCGCCCAATCGAGCTCGGGGGTGTCGTTCAGCCCGGCGTCGTATATTCCGGTCACGTTGGCCACCGTCAACCCCGACGGCACCACCCGGGGCCTGTCCACCCGCCTCCGCGACCGCACCTATTACGCCTCCCAAAACGTCTTTGACGCCCTCGACGCCCTCTCGAAGGTCAGCCACGGGTTCGACTGGGACGTCCAACCCTCGGCGGTGAACACCACCGACAGCCTCCGCCTCTTCTACCCGGCCCAAGGCGTCACCCGCACCGACGGCATCGCCCTGCAGTACGGATCGACCGTGGCTTCGGTGACCAGGAGCGTGTCGTCCGCCGACTACTCGAACTATGTCCGCGTCCTCGGTAACAACTCGAGTTCGACGCCGACCCCCCAAAAGTACAGCGAGGACTGGGGGCCGACCGCCCTGGCCACCACCACCCCGGTCGGCCTGTGGATGACCGGCAACGACGCCGCCGACGTCACCGTCCAATCCACCCTCGACGACAAAGCCGCCGGCGACCTGGCCCTGGACGCCATCCTGGTCCCCCACTACACCCTCGGATTGACACCCGGCGCCTACCGGTGGGGCAGCCCGAACATGGGCGACACCGTCCCCCTCATCGTCAACAGCGGCCGCCTCGACGTCAACACTTCGGTCCGGGTATTGGGGATCACCTGGGATATCGGCGACGACGGCCAGGAAGACGTGTCTCTGGTCGTATCCCGACCCCCCAAAACCCTCAGAGAGCTGTTCTCCAGCGCCGACCGCGACATCAAAAGCTTGGCCCGCAGATAGGAGCAAACCATGTCCGATCTACCCCCCGACCCTGACGACGACGACGACAGCACCGACTGGCCCGACCCGGCCGACGACCCTGCGGTGGAGCCGTCCCACAACCCCGACGAGGCCGATGCCTCTTAACCGGGTGCCCATCCCGTCACCCAACTACAGCTCGAGGGGCGGGGCCACGGTGACCACCATCGTGCTGCACACCGCCGAAGGCGCCACCACCTATCAGAGTCTGGGTTCCTATTTCCAGAACCCCGCCAGCGGCGTGTCCTCGCATGTCGGCATCGACGACACCCCGAACACGGTCGGCGAATACGTCCGCCGGGACGGCAAAGCCTGGACGGCCGGGAACGCCAACCCCTGGAGCATCCAGGCCGAGCTGTGCGCCTTCGCAGCCTGGACGCCAGCCGAATGGGCCATCCATCCCCAGCTTTTGGCTAACTGCGCGGCCTGGATCGCCGAAGAAGCCCAGGTGTTCGGGATCCCGATCCGCCAGCTCACCCCTGCCGAAGCCCAGGCCGGTGTCCCCGGCGTCTGTCAACATGTCGACCTGGGCTCCATGGGCGGCGGACACTGGGACTGCGGGCCCGGCTTCCCGTACATCCAGGTCCTGGCCATGGCCGGCGGCGGACCGCCTGTCAACCTCGAGGAGGATCTTGTGACCAGCTATTTCGCCAACAACACCCACCACGTCTACGCCCAGCAAGACGACGGCACCGTCGTCCACTGGTGGCTCGACCTCGGCACCCGGCCACCCGTCTGGAACGTCGAAACACTCCCCGCCGCCGCCTGACCATCTCATGCCGTGGCGGGTCAAACGTTTGTTCTACCTGATGGCCCTCGGGTTCGGCGTCCTCGCCCTGGCTGTCGTCGTCCTGGCCAGAGACCACCACACCGACATTCGACTCCTGGCCATCATCGCCATCCTGGGCGGTATCGCCATCCTCCTCACCAACCTCCCCGTCAACGGGAAAGACGACTGATGGGCCGCCTGTGGCTGATCACCTGCGACCGGTGCGGTGTCGAGTCCGAACCGCACCGCCACAAGCTCGAAGTGTTGACCCGGGCCCGGGCCGCCGGCTGGCATCTCAAATCCCACGTCCGCGGCGACGACTTCTGCCCCGACTGCTACGCCGCCGGGCCCGGCCGGGTAGAACCCGACCATGGATGACACCCAGACCGTGGTCCTGCTGATCGAGGTGGGGGTGATCGCCCTGGCCGCCCTGCTCAGGATCCTCGGCCAGCGCGGCTGAGCGGCGGCCATGACCGCACCACGGTCCTGCTGGCCTGGCTGCTGATCGCTACTACGGTCCTGTTGTTAGTGGAACTGGTGTACCTGGCCGTACGCCTCTTCGGATAGCCCGGCCGGCGGCTTTCTTCTCCAGATAGGTCCAGCGGACGATCCGTCCGACCATCCACCAGAACCAGCACCAGGCCGCCGTCCAGGCCAGCCCTACGAACACGGCCACGTACAACCAGACCGTCTGGGTGTGTGTCAGATGATGCATTTCTGCCCCTTCATGTGTTGCGGATAATTCCTACTATCGGCATTTCAGCCGGTCCGGTTGAGCCCGGCCCGGATAATCCGGTCATCCCCTGACCGCAAATACTCCGTGTGCGTGTCTCCACCCGGATGCCGGACTTTGGTCTCAACGTGGGATTGATGCCAAATCCCCTGTACGGTCATCGGAGGTCGCATCACTGTCGTTAGAGGACGTTTCATATTTCGCCAGCAGTCGCTTCCCGGCTGCGCTCCATCCGACGTGATGCCAGCCAGCCATGAGATAGCAGTAACCGGGATTGCTGCTCCGCACCTTGGCCGGGTCGACATAGGTGTACATTCGGTTCGGTCCCCAGTAGTCGATGGCGAAACGCTCGGCTTCGAGGATCAGATCACTCGACCGCCGCTCTGATTCGTTGCGGAATATGGCGCAGTTGTAGCCTTCTTGGCCGTCCATACGCATCGCTGGGTCGGGCCACATCCAGACCCAGAGCACGGTCCCGGCCGGGTCGCGGAGCACAAGTTTCCGACCGCTGTAGGCGAACTGGCGAGCTCCGACCGTGCGCCGCGAGTAGTGCCGGTCAGCGAGTTGACGGCACTCGTCGTCGTAGTGGGAGGTTTTTTCGAGGACGTCGCCGAACAGTTCCAGCCTCACCGCGAGTGTCCCCCAGAGTCGGCGTTCGGGGTCATGCCGCCACCCTGGGATACCATTTGGTAGACGCGGGCACCAGCGGACCGCCCCACAACAACCACTCCCGGTCCACATTGGTGGCTTCGACGATCCGGCCGATCACCCGGGGCAAACCCCGCGGCTCGGACTCGCCCCGCTCCCACTTCCCCCACGTCGCCGGCCGGATCCCGGTCTGCTCACAAATGTCGTCGACCGATACGTCCAGCTCGAAGCGCAAGATCCGCAGTCTCATCCCGAACGTGTCCTCCGGCACCCAGGGATCCGTCATGCCGGGCCGATCCACACCGCTCGGGCCGCACAGCGGCAGCCCAACCCGCAGTCGGCCGCGTAGAGCTTGAAGCGCTCACCCAGCCGGACGTCGGTGACGACTATCCCACGGAGGTACGGCGGGTCAGTCTCGAGCTCGAGCTGGATCCGCCCGAAGGGTGGACCGCTGTCGCACAGGGTGATGCCCTCGGGCATCGGGCCGTCAGGGAAGGGAGTGAACAGCACGGTTGCGATAGTAATAGGTTTCCACAGGTTTCGCAAGTCGCCTCAAAAACCGTGGTAAGTATTGCAAACAAAGTAGCGAACCGCTACTTTAAGCGGAATGCTTACCGAACAGAGTGACCGACGGGTTTTACGCCCCGCCAGTGTCGCCCGACGCTTCCAGGTTTCTGTGGTCACCGTCGGCAAATGGGCCGACGAAGGCTTGATCCCCAGCTTCCGCACTCCCGGCGGTCAACGCCGCTTCTATGAGGACGAGATCGACGACTACATCGAAACCCAGCCGTCCCGGGCCGCCTCATGACCGTCACCCCGGACCTGGTCCGGCCCGGTCCGATGTCGGAACAGTGGCGGACCCTGGCCGAACAGCTCGCCCCGGACGCCACCCGTTTCGAGCTCGACTATTTCCGCCAGGTGGCCGTCACCCTGGACCTGTCCCCGTTCACCAACCCGGCCGAACTGGTCCTCATCGGCCGGTATGACAGCCGGGTCGGCCGTATCGTCCACCGCCCCCAGATCACCGTCGACGGCCGTCTGGCCCTGGCCGTCCGTAGCGGCCGGGTCGTCGGCCTCGAGGGTCCCCACTTCACCGGACCCCGCGACCAGTGGACCCACAACGGCGAACGCCTGTGGATCGACGTCTGGGACTGCAAAGACGAAGGCGCCTACCCGCGGGCCGCCCGCTACCTCATCCACATCGCTGGCTACACGTTCCCGGTCAACGGCACCGCACCCTGGCTCGAATTCTGCCAACGGGACAGCAAAGGCAAACTCGCCCCGCTGTGGGCCCGCATGCCGACCACCATGCTCGCCAAAACCGCCCTCAGCCTCGGCCTCAGACGGTCCGGGATCGAAAAACTCCCCGCTGATATCCCCGTCGACTACGAAGGCGACGGTCCCGCTCTCACCGCTACCGCTGTCGGTGAGACCCCCGACCCGGTCGCCGGAGAAACCCGCCCCGTTCCTCCCGGCCGGGGCGGGCCCAACGTCACACACGCCATGGCCGACGCCACCCGCGCCCAGGACCCATACAGGTGTCTCTGCGGCGAGGTGTTCCAGACCATCGCCGCCTTCCACCGTCACGCCACCCTCGACCTGCCGCCAGAACAGGTGTATGACGACAGCCCCGAATCCCGCGGCTACGACGACGACGTCCAGCCCGCCTCCTATGAGGATCCGGGCCGCCCGTTCGACGAGACCGACGAATGACCCGCCGGCGCCCAGCTCCGATGACCCCGCCCGAACGCCTGGCGGCGCTCCGTCTGGCCCTCGAGGACGCCCGCCATCACGCCGTCATGGTCACCTGGGCCCAACCGGTCGCCATCGCCATCCGCGAACTCATCCAGGATGTGATCTTCCTGGAAGCCTTGATCGCGGCCGAGCCCCCGGCATGACCCGCCACCATCTTCTGTGGCGGTGGCGGCGATGGCGGGCCGCCCACTACGAATGGGCCGCCTGGGTCAACTACCGCCGCCAGCCGACCGCCCGCAACGAACGCGCCCTCGAGCTCGCCGAAAACTATTTGCGCCGCGTCACCCTCGACCGGCCGTGGTAACCGGGCCCTGGTACCTAAGCCAGGGCCCGGTCAGCCAGGAGGTGTGGCAAGCATCCCGGTCGAGGCAGGAACCTACCAAAACCGACACTATCTACCAGAGGGGTGTGACATGGCGGACCAACGCCAACGCTGGCGGCCTACCAAACTCGCCGAACAGGCCGCCTGGCACCGCCAGGGCGGCCGCCTCGACATCGCCGAAAAGTTCGAAACCCAGCTCGTCCGGGAAGGCCGCTGCAAACTGTGCGGCCGCCCACTGTCCGACCCCGACAGCCTGGAACGGGGTGTCGGCCCGGACTGCTGGGCTGCCCGGCAGTGACCGCACCCGGCGAAAAAGTCGCCCAACGCCACCACGACCGGATGCTCAAAGAACTCGCCGCCATCAACAAAAACCTGGCCAAACACGGTGTCGAACCGCTCATCAGCCTGGACGCCGCCGCAGCCTTGATGAACGACAACCTGCGCAAAGCCGTGCGCGCCAGCGGCGACTATCTGATCGACGTCGCCCACAAACTGGCGGGCTACTGATGTGGATAACGCCCTCAGGGGGAGACCGTCGCCCGCCGACCTGTGTACCCCGGCGGCGGAGACGGTCCCCTGAGTCTAGTAACCCCTGTCAAGCACTCAAGAGGACGAACTGTGGAAAGTGTTGTGGAAATTCCGCACCCGAAAGACTGCCAGTGTCACGGCACCGGCTGGATCGAAATACCCGATGCGACCGTCGGCGCCTACATGGTCGCCCGTTGCCCCGGCCCGCAACTGACCTTATGGGACGCCGATGACTACCAATAGTCCTGCCTATCAGCAACTAGCGATCCCGCTCGAGGCCACGACGACCGCGCTCCTGATCCCTGAGGGCCTGGCATTTGAAGAATGGGTCCGCCTCGGTCACCAGCTCCGTCGCGCGGTCGAAGGCGCCATGTGGTGGCTCGGCGACTGGTGGGTTTACGGCGAACACCACTACGGCGACCGAGCCCGAGCCGTCGCCGAAGGCGAGATCGGCTTTAGCTTCGATACCTGCCGACAAGCCGGCCGAGTGGCTCGAGCATTCCCCGCAACGTGTCGCCGGCTACACGTTTCATGGTCGCACCACCAAGAAGTGGCCGGGCGAGACGACGCCGACGAATTGCTCGACCTGGCCGAGGCCGAGGGTTGGTCCCGCGACAACTTGCGCGCCGTGGTACGTCGGCGGGCCACCGCTAAACGGCTCGGTATCGCCGCCCGCCAAGCGCCAGAGCTGGCTGCGCTAGGAAAGTTCCAGATCGTATACGCCGACCCGCCCTGGCAATACGAGGACGCCGAACCGTCGCGGGCCATCGAGAACAACTACCTGCCGTTGAGTCTCGGTGATATCGCCGACCTCGAGGTACCTGCGGCCGACGACGCCGTCTTGTTCCTGTGGGCGCCGTCTCCGAAACTGGCTGAGGCGGCCTGGGTCGTCGACTGCTGGGGTTTCGAGTACCGCACCTCCATGGTGTGGGTCAAAGACCAGATCGGCATGGGCTATTACGCCCGGCAACAACACGAGCATCTGCTGATCGCCAAATGCGGCGAGCTCCCGGTCCCCGAACCGCAGAACCGCCCGGAGTCCGTCGTTTACGCACCTCGCGGCGAGCACTCGGCCAAACCGGCCCAGTTCTACGACCTGATCGAACGCATGTACCCGGGCCTGTCATATGTGGAGCTGTTTGCCCGCTCCGCTCGGCCCGGCTGGACCGCTTGGGGGAACCAATGCTGAGTGATGGCCGCCAACCCGGATTCGACCACGACTACCAGTTCGGCGCACAAGGCCAACTTCTCATCGACGGCCTCATGGAAGGAATCCGCAACGGCTCAGTCCGGGTCGAGACGAAACGCAAGTCGATCCCCGATCTGCTGCTCTTCGTCGAAACCAGCCACGACCCCGGCCGTACTGGCACCTACATCCCGTCAGGTCTGTCCGTGTCGACGGCCGATTACTGGGCGTTTGTCATTGCCGCCACCGGCATGGTGGTGTGGATCCCGTCCGCCCGGCTCCGCCGCGCTGTAGAACTGAAATATGGCACCTACAAGGATGCCGGCCAGAACGGGTCCTGTCCGACCCGCGGTTGGGTGATCCACCTCGCCGCCGTCATGTCCGCCCGGTGCAACCCATGATCGCCGTGATAGCGGTGACCGCGGTCGGTCTGGTCGCCGTGGCCGTGATCGTCTGGGTGGAGTTCAAGGCCATCGAACACCGGCTCAAAGTCCTCGAGGAGAAACCTCGTCGTACCGGACCTCCGATCTTCCCGCCCAGATGACCTCTGACCTGCCTGTTCCGGATAATCGGGCTTATCAGCAGTGGACCCAGGAGCTGGTCGAGGAGTTCGTCGAGTACCTGTTTCATCGGCTCGGGCGGGGGGATCAGCTCGCTTTCGACGCCGAGAAACGGGAGATCGTTCACAAGCTGAACGACGACATGACGACGGTGAACGGCATCCGGGTATCGTCGATCTCCGTCAGGTTTGCCATAGCACCGTTGGTCACCATCACCTGGCCCTGGCCCGAACAGTCTGATGGCTAGTCCCGATAACCCCGGATATCGGGAACGGGTGGGACGGTGGCTCAGCCGCCTGTACCGGCGTGGCTACTACGACGGTGCCGACCCGCTCGGCTGCCGGAACATTGAGGACGAGGAGATCGTCGAGCTGCCCGACCGGATCACCACGTCGGCGCCGTTCACCGTCTGGCTGGACGAGCATGATCCTGACGGCCGGTAACCGGTCCTACCCTTGTGCTATGCCTGCCGCTGACCCCCGCCTGACCACGGTGGCGTGGCGTCGTCTCAGGTTGCTGGTGCTGGACCGTGACCACCATGTGTGCCAGGTGCGTGGGCCCATGTGTACCAGGGTGGCTACCTGTGTGGATCACATCGTGGCTCGAATAGACGGGGGTGACATGTGGCAGCCGGTCAACCTGCGGGCCGCCTGCCAGGCGTGCAACAGTCGGGGTGGTGCCGACCGGACGAACGCTCGCCGGCGGGGGTTCGTGTACCGGGTGGGGGTGGCCGACTACGAGTCTCGCTTCTGATGACCCGGGGGGGTGGCGATGCTGGCTGGTAGAGCAGTTCTCCAAATTTCCCAAAATTCTAAAAAAAAATTGCGATTTTTTGGTGGGCTGGAGGTCGGAGCAC